AGAACATCTTGAATTCATCATCTAGTTTCTGTGCAATCAATGCCTGCAGGCGTTCACAGTACTGATTGAAACGATATTCTTGAATCAGAGCTGTACCTACTTTGCCGTCAGTCATAGCACGGTCTGAATCATCAGGACCTGTAGGCAAATAGCTACTAGGCACACGCAGACCACGTGCCATCTTGTTGTTGAAATACTTCAAGTCATCAATTTCGCCCAGGTTCTGACCGCCGGGCAGTGTTTCAACACTGGATCCGCGACCGTCGGCTGTTTGTGGGAAAAAATAATCTTCGTTGATACTGAGTGGGTTGTAGCTGGCATCCATCATGTTGTTGCCGCCGCCTGTTACAGTGGGAATTCGGCGTTGATGCATTTCGTTTTTGATGCGCTCAACAAACTGCATAGCAAGGTGACTGGGCATGTTGCCTACGTCAATTTTGAAGATTCGGCGTTCAGGAGCACGTTGCACACGATAGATCAAGATAGCATCTTCCAACAGTTCTTTTTGCTTGAATACCTTGTAGATGTTTTCCAGTATTGAACGACCAAAAGGCCAAAACACATCTAGACCTTCGTTCAAGCTCATATGCACCACGTGCTTGGCATCCAGACAAACCTCGTTCATGGCCTGCATGAAACGACTGTTGCCCACACCACCGCCAGTGCCGCCGTTGGGCATGGTGTAGTTGGCGCTGCCGGCAATGGTTCCTGTTACTGGGTTGGTCATGTAGTCTGTGGTAGTTTTTGCTGCCACGCTCATGTTTTGGAAGTTGGGATTGATGTCACGAATCACATACTGTTCAGGACGTTTGCCTTCTGACTCGTTTACAATCACTCGAGCCACTTTGCTCATGTCCACCCAGTACATTTCAAATGTTTCTGGATCACGTACAAACACTTGGTCTCCATACTTGATGGTATTGCGAAACAGTTTGAAAATGCGTTGATCCAGCTTGTTGAGCTTGACCCACTGCTGTAACTGTTTGCGAATGATGTCTATTTCGTGATCAGTGGGCTTGTCAGTGTACTGAATGTCAAATGGCGTGTTGTTTTGTTCGTTTATCTGTGTGCTAAATTCAGCAATAATATCAAGACACGCATTGATTTCTGAATCCATGTCCATGTTTTCGTACTGATTGTAGCGTTCAATACGATTAGGGTGTCCTGAGTATACTTCTGGCAGTCGACTGGCATAGTTACGAAACACTAGATCAGCACGGCTGCTGGTGCCATCGTTTTTTCCGTAGCCTGGATATCCATCAGAATATCTGCCCGATATTGGACTCATACTACCTGAAGTGTCAGCAACTTTGAAATATTTTTTCCAGCCGGTTTTGTTTTGATCTGCCATGTTGTTATTTACCGTTAATTGCTAGTGACTTGAAGGATCTTGGTGCTGATGTCATTGGCATTGCGTTGTTCACGTACCAGTTCAGAAATCATGTCAATCAATGTTTTGGTCTGTGCTACGTTTTCTTTTATTGATTCTGCTACCACATCATCGTTGTATCTGCTTTGTAGATCGACAACATCTGCTTCAGTTTTGGGGCCGGATTTTTTGTCTTCTTCTCCGTAGTTTTCTAGCATTTCCCGATCAAAACCTTTGGCCATTAACTCTGTTTTCATGTCGCTCAGTTTAGCAAACATCTTGGCTTGACTGGCAGCTACTACACTATCAACATCTTGGTAAGTGTCTTTGCCAGTGTCGCCTTTCAAAAATTTCAAATTGTCAACTTGAGATTGAAATTGAAAATATTTCTTGATTTCATCGGGGAAATCCACAGGAATTCTGTTGCCCTTGAGCGGCATAACTGCTTCAGCGGTGCCACCTTCGCCAATAACAGCTGGTGTACCTCCAGGAGTAGGTTGCACAATACCGCCTTCGGCTAGCATTTGCACATGAGGATGATCCTTAGCAATGAAAGGACGGAATAAACCAGCATTGGCCAACAGTTCGTCCATGGGCCCTTTGCTTTTGCCCATTCCTGCTACGCTGATGTCTACAGCATTGCCAACACCATGCAAACTGCCTTTGCCCGAACCTTTGACATTGTAAGTTTTGCCTTGGTAAGTTATTTCTTGATCATCTTTGGGAGCAGCAGGCATGTGAACACCCGGTTCATTGAGTATGTGGCCCCTGACCCAGAGTTCTGCCTGCTTCTGGTCTGATCTATAAGCACTGTTTACATCTACTGATTTTCCAGTTGACTCTGCAAATTTTTGCAGTCTTGAAATCATTTCATTATTAAGACCAGACATGTCTGCGTTTGGACCTATTTTGAGACTACCTTTGCCCCCGCCTTGTGCCTGACCTGCTGGCGTGGGTTGCCCTGGTTGACCGTCAGGTGCGCCTGCTGACGGAGGCGGTGGGGTCGAACTGCGTGTAGGTGCAGTAGTAGGAGCTGCGCCACCACCTGCTGCACCCCCGCCGCCTGCTGGCACTGCTCCTCCACCTGCTACCGGGGCCAACTTGCCTTTGAGCGTTGATATCTGTCCTGATCTTGTGTCAATACTAGCTTTGGTGTCAGCAATCTTTTGTTCAACTTTAGCAGTGCTAACTCCTTTGGCAGCAAGATTGGCTCTTTCTTCATTGAGTTTGGCCAGACGTTCAACTTCGCTGACATTCATGGTTTCCAGGCGAGCCAACTCTCCTTGATCAAGTCGTTGTTGTTGCCTTACTTTGCGTTCTTCTCTAGCCGCGTCTGCAATTTTCTTTTCTTGATCTAGCAGCGACTGCGAAGCCTTGGCATATTCTTCTTTGTTCTTGGCAATTTTTTCTTCAAGAGGTTTGAGCTCTTCACCGTACTTGCCTGCACGTTTGGCATCTTTGAGAGATTTTTCGTCAGCTTCTAATTGCTTGGCCAACAGATCTGCACGTTCTTGCAAAGGTTTAGCAACATCTCTTTCTTTGCTAGTAGCCGCCGCGGCCTTGGTTTCTTGTGCAGTTTTTGGTTGTTCTTTTGCTGGTTCCTTGACTCCAAGTCCAAAGAAGCCTAGTACTTTGTTCAATGCTTTGCTTAACATAGTAAACTGATCTGCTAGCACATTGGTAACGTTGCCTAGCTTTTCAGTCACGCTCAGAGCCTTGTCAATGCCCACAAACACAGCATCTTCCATTTTCTTGTTGAGAGCTTGCTGTTTTTTAATGTTTTCAGCATATTGGTCAGTGATACCATCGGCAGCTTTGCCACCGTCACGACCTTGTTTCTTCATGTCTTCTCGAATTTTTTCAGCTTCGGCTGCATTGTCTTTTTGTGTGGCCAATCCTAGCTCTGCGCCTTCACTGATTTTGAGCATGGTCTCTTCACCTACACCCATTTGGTATAGGTAGTTCATTTCTTTGGTCACTCGGCCTACAGCTTTACCAGTTTGATCAAATGCTTCAATGCCTTTGAGTTGTCCTGCTTTTTGTTTGTCTAGGATGTTCAGAGCTTCGCCTTGTGTGCTTTGATACAGTTTCATAGCTGCATCAGTGCCCATCATGCCTGTGGCCAAATCTCCGTAACCAGTTGCGGCTTCTTTGCTGCGTTTGTACAGCATCTTGTAAGTCACTTCCATTTCGTCAGCGGCTGCAATCTGTTTGGCATCACCCGAGTTGCGCATTTCCTCCAGCTTGGCACGGAAACGCTGTTGACTACGTGCTGCTTCCAGAGCTTGCTCCTGCTCTTTACGACTCATACCTGTGAGTTGAGTCAGTGCGTCTTGTTCTTTGAGATACTTGTTGGCACCTTCAGCTAGCTGCTTGGTAGTTAAATTCTGTGATTGCCCTATGCGACTTTGCAGGCGCAGATACTGCATGCTGGCATCGTTGATTTCTTGTTGAGTGTAACCAGCTGCCATCAAGCTCTTGCGATAGGGCTCCATGGCTGCGCCCATGTCTTCAAATTTCTTGCGACCATCTGCTACACTGCCAGCAAACAGGGTCAAATCACCTGCGTTGTCTGCTATTAGCCCAACATAGCTGTCAAGTTCGTTCATTGACAAGCCTAGTTTTTTGGCTCCTTGGTACACCCCTGTCATGCCATCGCTGGCAGCACCGCCAGCTTTGGCTAATTTGCTGTAGCCATCATAAATTTTATCAGCCATGACATTGGCTGCTTTGATGTATTCAGCTGTGGCTGCTGTAACTGCGGTAAGACCAGCAATTAAACCTTTGATTAGTGGGCCGCCAGGAATCAGCAGTGTAAGAGCAGCACCTGCTAGTTTAGCAGCATTGGATAGCTCATCAATAGAACTGTTGAACGCTGCGGCACCTTTTTTACCCTCGTACATGGCCTTGGCGCCTTCTACGCCAGCCTTGGCTACACTGGTTAGCGCATCAGCAGCCGCGGTTGTGCCTTTGGTAAAATTTGTAATGCCATGTTTGCTTTTCATTGCAGCATCTTGCACTTCGTCAGCAGTGCTCTGATGCATACGGCCATACAATTCCATCTCCCGGTTTACCCGGCTCATTAAGTCTGCTAATTCTTGTGCTTGCTGATTTACGTCGGCCATGCTTGGTTACCTATAAGTAGAAGTATATTTATAGGTGACAAATGAACCAAACTGCTAACCCACTACGTCAATATTTTCGTCGTCCCAGCATCTATCTCAGACTGCCCAGTGGCGGAGATTTTTGGCCTCCGGAGTCGCTGAATTCTACGCAAAACGGTGAGCTTCCAGTTTTTCCCATGACTGCCATCGACGAGATCACATATCGCACTCCAGATGCACTGTTTAACGGAGAAGCTGTGGTGTCAGTGATTCAAAGCTGTATTCCCAGCATTACCAACGCCTGGGACACTCCCGGATCAGACCTCAACAGTATCTTGGTTGCTATTCGAATTGCCAGCTATGGGCATGAATTGGAAATGGCATCCGTTTGCCCGGCCTGTCAAAACGAAGGTGAATACAAACTAGATCTACGCACAGTATTGGATCAACTACAAACTCCTGATTTCAAGTACAGTGTCAATCACGGTGATCTGCAGATATTTTTCCAGCCCATTAGCTACCGACATCAGCAGGAAACCAATGCTACACAATTTGAAGAACAAAAAACAATTCAAATGATTCCTGGATCAGACCTGCCAGATG